CGATAAACTCGGCCTTTTCGCTCCACGCCGAGGCCGTGCCGTCGGTGTTGTAGGTGCGCACGCGCCAGTATTTCGTCCCGCTCGTGAAGGTGTTCGCGGGCACGTCGTAATACTGATTCTCGCCCGTGACAGTCGTGAGCGTGTTCCACGTCGTGCCGTCGGCGGACCACTGCAGATCCGCCTTGCTCTGCGGCGTGCCGGTGGAAATGATGTGCTGCCAGCTGAATCGGTTGACGATGGTGGCGTCGATGACGATGCCCGCCGGGGAGATCGCCTTACAGGACGGCGTGGCCTCGGTCGTTGAGACCGTCACCCAGGCAGACGTTGCCGTCAGATCACCTGCGGTGATCGCCGTGACCATCCAGTCGACGGACTCGTCGGAAAACGTCTCTGCCGGCATGGTATAGCTCTTCTTCGAGCCGGAAATGGCAATGCTATGTGTGGTCGTTGTGCCGGTTTTCCGCCAGTAGAGTGTCGCGCTTTTCTGCTCGACGGATACAGGCGAGTATAAGGCTTCTTGTTGAACGTCCCACGAAAAGACTCCTGCAGCGTGCTTTGGCGTATAGGCCCCAGCTCCCGGCGACATCCCGGAAATGATTGGGTTCTTTACTTCAAACCTGTACCACGAGGATAGTGTGGTCACGCCCAACGAGGTCGTCACCTGCACGGCCCACTCATTTTCACCAACCGGAAACTCGCCAGCAGCGATCGTCACGCTTGTGTCATTCGCGCCCAGATCGATCGTATGGACCGTGCTGGAGTTTTTTACCCTCCAGCGGAACTGCTGCGCGGTAATGGTCGGCAAATCATAGGCAGAATAGCTATCCCAGTGATAATACCATTCGATGGTCTGCGCAATTTCCGACGCCAGCACGCCCACGCCGCTCTTTGCGTTGAGTTCCGGCGTTACGGTCGTATCCTCGTATGTGATCTCGATATACGGCTTGTGCGACGATTTTGCCGTCTGCACGGTTTTCCCGCTCGTGGTTGCTTTTGCTCCATACGTCAGCAGATTCTTCAGTTCCGACGCTTTGAGTTCCACCGCCCTGTTATAATATCCGCTTGGTTCAAGGCTCAATGGGCCACTGATTTTGTATCCGCCGTAGACAAAAGGCTCAGTGTTGTACGTGATCTTCTGCAGATCTATTGATTCGTGCAGGATCGCGATCGTGACTCCCGCATTGCTCGCATTATATCTGTACGACATGTACAGGTAGAACGTGACAGCCGTGATCTTGTGATACCTGATCGCTGCTATCTGATCCGCGGTCGGGGCGAACGTGAAGTACATGGGCCGCCCATATTCGTCTGTCTCTGTGGCTCCGTAATAGTTCGTGTTCGGCGCGCTGTAGTCAATGACTGCGGAGTCGTTTGCGTAAAGCGTTAAAACGCCCATTTACTTCGCCCCCATTCTGGTTGTGATCCTGGCGTTTTTGGCGATGCGGAGGATGGTGTCGAGGTCTTCTACGTGGTCGACATAGACGGTGGTGTTGTAGGTATCGCCGGTGGTGTAGCGGGTCTCGCTGGCCGTCTGGATGCGGGAGCCGGAGGGGAGATAGATCCGCTCAAGGCCGTTCTCGTTCACCCGCGTCCAGCCGCCCGCCCAGTTGTCCGTGCCGGCTGCGTTGCCGCGCAGCTTTTTGAGATATTCCTGCACCCACAAATCCTGCGACTTTCCGAGGATGGAGCTGTCTCCCGCTCTCACGAGCGCTTCATACTGCGCGTTGGCGTAGGCCTCCATATTGCCGTAGGCTTTGCCGGTGTCGGTGTCGAAGTAGCTGCCGTAGCCGTTTGCGGCGGTCGCGCGGTTCGTATCCTGCTGCATCCACTTGGTATTGAGCTTCTGTACATTCGACATCTGGCCCTTGCCGTAATTCAGGCCGAGCGCTGTTCCGACCTTGTTAAAATCGAGCGACAGCAGGCCGGATACAAAGTCCCCTGCGTCCGCGATGGCTGCCATAAGCTCTGCAAGTGGCCGCAGCGCTCTTGTCAGCGCCGGGACCTTATCGTTGGACAGGGTATCCATCGGCGCGATGATATCGCCCGCCGTTTCGAGCAGCATGCCGAAGGCGTCGACAAGCCCGGACTGCTGCAGAGTGCTGCCGATCGTCTTGATCCCGCTGGTGAGGTCGCCGTAGAATTCTTCGAGGTACGGGGCAAACTCGGCGGCCAGCTGGTTTTTGACGCCCTCCTGCGTCTTCTGCAGGCGCTGATAGGCGTCGTCGACCGCTCCGAGTGCGGAAAGCGCCTCGTCGTCGAGCACGTAGCCCATGTTATGGGCTTCGTCAGCGTAGGCCTTGAGTGTTTTCGATCCCTGGATGATCAGCGGATTCAGATCCTGCGCAGAGCGGCCGAAGATGTCCATGGACATGGCGTCCCGCTCTGTTTCGTTTTTTACATTCCCGAGAGCGTCAATCGTCTCATAAAAAACGTCATTCGCACTGCGCATACTGCCGTCGGCATTGGTCACGGAGACGCCCAGTGCCTCAAAGGATGCCTTCGCATTGCCCGTGCCGTTCATCGTGTCCTGCATGTTGTTGGTCAGCTTTGTCAGGCTTCCCTGCAGGGTGTCGACGGATACGTCGATCAGCTCGGTTGCGTAGGAAAACTCCTGCAGTTGCTGTGTCGATTGCCCGGTCTGCATGGAAAGCGTGATGATGTTGTCGGCAAAGGCTGCGGACTCCTTCGTCATGGAGATCATGGCTTTTTCCACCTTGACGATCGCCGCCGCGACGGCAGCGAAGCCGCCCGCCAGCGCCAGTGACTGCGCATCGAGGCTGCCCATGGCGTTCATAGATGACTTCATTCCGCCCGGCAGCTGAATGCCGAGCTTGGACGTCAGGCCGTTCACCACGTCGCCGAGGTTTCCCATCTCCTTGCTGGATTCCTCAATTTTTTTCTTGTTTTCGTCGAATTGGTTGTTGAGGTTGTTGAGGTCGGCCTCTGCGTTGTTGAGACTTGTCTGCCACTGCATGGTGCGCTTGTCTGCCTCGCCGTATTTCTCGGCGGACTGCTGCAGGGCGGCACGCAGATACTCGATCTTTTCTGCCTGCGTGGATATCTTGCGCTCGAGCACGTCGTTTTTGGCGTTTAGGGCCTCTACGCTGTCCGCGTTCTGCGCGTAGGCAGAGGATACCTTGCGCATTTCCGAGTCCAGCACCTTCATGCCGTTGCCGATCTCGGAAATGGCCTGTTTGTATTCTTTTTCGCCCGAAAGCGTAAATCTTGTGTTGATATTTGGCATATTACGTGCCTCCGTTGATGTAGGCCGAGAGGCTCTTCGGCTCTTCCGGCTTTTTGGGCGGCTCCAGTGCGTCAAGCAGGATCGTCAGGCGGCGCGGGCTCATGGTCTTCCAGAAATCCCGCTCCGGCAGGTGTAGCCGGAAAAGCCAGATGGCAAGATAGCCGGGGAAATCAAAGCCGTTCGGCTTCGGTTCCCCCGGCTGTGTCAGTTTTTTTCGTCTTCCTGCGGTTTCGTTTCGGCCCCCGCGTTCTTCAATACTTCGGCCCGAACCAGCGGATAGATCAGCTTTCCGGCCTCCACGGTCTGCGCGAGCGTGAGCTTTCGGCCCAGCTGCTTCCGCGTAAATACCAGCGGCAGTCCGTTCTCATCGGTGATCCCCTGTGAATCCGCTGCGTCCGTCAGCATACCAGCGAGAAACGCCAGCGTACTTTTGATCCCATGGATCCGATCCAGCGCCTGCACAAGATTTCCATCGTATTCGTCCTGCACGTATGCGATGGCGTTCATGTTGCAGGTCAGCCGGTACACCCGGCCTTCAAATTCATAATCTACGGTTTCGAGCTTGGTCGTTTCCATCATGTCTCACCCAGCTTCCCTTTGATCCAGGCAACGGCCTCCGCCGCGGTGTCGACGGTCTCGGTCTCGAGCAGCAGCTCGTCGGCGGAATCGTCCGCGAGGAATTCGCCGGTCGTGGTCGGCGTGTTGAACTGGATGTTCTCGCCCTTGGTCTGATAGCTCATCGAGGGCGGGCCGAACAGCGCTTTCGGCACCCAGACGCAGGTGTATTTGGTCACGCCGTCGATCTTATCCGGCGCGTAAAAGCCGACGCCGACATAGTTTGCGATGTCTTTTGCCGAGAATTTCAGATTTTCCTTGCTCGTATCGGATGTGCAGCCGTAGAGCATGGCCTGCGCGGCCTTTTTGATGTACTTGACAGCCAGCGAGATCGTGCCGCCGGTGGCAAGCTTGATATACTCGGCAAGCTTGGATTCCGCGTACAGGCGGCCCTCGGCGAACTTGAGTTCCAGCTGCGCGCTCATGGCGTCACCGGCGTCGGTCGGCTCTGTGTAGGTCACGGTGCCGGACGTGTTTTTATACTTTCCCGCCCGGATGCCGCGTAAGTCAAAACTAGGCATTTACAATAGGCCCCTTTCTTTCAGCTTTTGTGTGAGGATCTTTTCGAGCTCCGCGTTTACGCGCTTCTGCGCGTTCCTGACGCCCTTTGTCCAAAAATAAGTTCCTGTGATCTGCCCGTACTCCTTCGCGCGGCCGTAATTCAAAACAAAAAGCACGGTCGCCCTGCGCGTTCCGTGCTCGTTTTTGCCGACTGCGGTGATGGAGATGTACGGGTCTCCGTTTTTGTCGCGTTTGATGGTTTTGCGGTATTTCACGCTAGATGCATATGCCTCGGTCTGAAACCCGCTCGCCTTTACCATTTTTTGCAGTTCCTCGACGATGATATCCCCGGCGGCGTATAAAAGCTCCTGCTGCGTTTCGTCGTCAAATGCGTTGGCCTTTTGGAGCGTCGCCATGAGCTCATCCGTGCCTGAAAACGAGATCTTAGCCATATTCCGCGCCCTCCGTCTCGGCGATGAGCGCGATCTGCGTGCGGCCCGTCTCCTTGTCGTAGGTCTCCATGTCGACGGTAGCAATGTAGCCTGCGGCCTCCAGCGCGGCTTTCGTGCGCTGGAGCAGATCGGCGGCAAATCCCTCGGCAAAGATGGAAACGGCGTACTGCACGCCGGTCTCGGCCTCTCCGCCCTCGGCGTAGAGCTGCCCGGACTGGCCGAGCAGCTGATAGGTGATGTAGGTCTCTTCCGCGCCCTTGTACGGCGGGTGGCAGACCGGAACGCCCATGCTTGATAGCGCCTCATAGATCATCATGCGCCGTCCCTCCGTTTGCAGGTCAGCTCGGTTTCCTCTGTTTCCTGCCCGTAGCTGCGGACGACGTCAAAGACGTCGGAGCCGCAGACGAGCTTCTGCTCGCCTCCGTATTCCGCGCTGTGCATGCGGAAAATTGCGTCCGTGCGCTTGCCGGCTTGCGCGGCCTGATAATACTCGGCGCGGTTTACGGACTTGCGGGCAGCCCAGACGGTGGTTTCTCGCTCGAGCTTTTCCGTCGTCTGGCCGTTTACGATGGGGTAGGAGAACAGGCGCAGCGTGATCTGCGTGTCAAAGATCACAGCAAGCACCTCCTGCTCCGCCGCTGGCTTGGACTGCCCTGTAATCGTCGGACAGCCCCATAGCGTCGCGGATATCTGCAAAGCAGGTCCTCCATTCCTCGCCCCGGCCGCAGAAATCATGCTGCCAGCGGACGTAGGCGCGGACGGCGTCCTTTACAAGCGGGTCTTCCTCCGCGCCGTCCGCGCCTGCCAGATGCAGGCGCAGAAGGCAGGCGTCGATCTCGTCGGCGAGCTCGTCATCAAGGGCGTTTGTGGTCAGCCGCAGGGCGGTTTTTGCAACGTTGATCAAAGCCATTGGTTATCCCTCCCTGTTGGCCGCGCGCCGTCAGGCCTTCTTCTTGGTCAGCGTGACGAGGCTGTTGACGTCGACGCACTTGCCGTCGGCCAGCGCGACGGCCACAGTCACCTTGTCGTCGGTCTTCTCGTCGGTGTAGGAGCGGAACGTCATGCCAAGGTTCTCGTTCCAGAGGTAGTCCTTGAAGTCGAAGATAAAGGCGAAGATCGTGTCCGCCGTCACCGTCGCGGTGAAGGTCGGCAGGTAGTCGCCGACGAGGACGATCTCGCGGCCAAAGATGGAATAGATCGGCTTGCCGTTCAGACCGTAGTTCACGCGCGCGACCGGCTGTTTGTTGTCGTCGACCATGCCGACGATCTGCTGCATGAACGTCTTCTTGCTCATGCACCAGACAGCGCCGGCGTCGTAGGCCTGCGGCAGGGCGGCTTCCGCGTCGACAAGGTCCTTGTAAGTCAGGGCCGTGGCCGCGGCGGCGATATCGATGTTCTGGCCGGTCGCGACGGTCTCCTTCAGGATGCCCTTGGGCTGGCCAGAACCGGAGCCGTCAATGACGCTCTTTTCCTCGGCCTTAACAACAGCCTCGGCGACGTTTGCGACGAACTGCTGTTCGAACATCGGGTAGGTCGTAATCGTCACCTCGAGCGACATGCGGATCGCGCAGCGGAGCTTGTAGTAGCCGAAGGTGATGGAGCCGATCACCTTCTTCTGCGTGTCGGAGCCTTCGCCCTCGGATACCCACGTCGCGGTCGGCTTGGCCGAGCTGGTTGGCACGCTGACACCGCCCTGATAGGAGGTGCGCGTGACGCGCGGCAGAATCATACCGGTCGCTTCGATCTTCTCGTAGATCTTCTGGAGCGTTGTGGTCGGGATGGCCGCGCCGGTGTCGGTCGTCTTGGTGTTGGCGTCCACGTTCGTGAGTTCGGCCGGAATGGGCTTTCCAGCCAGCACGAGGTTCATGAACGCATTCTTGTACTCGTCGGTGTCGAAGCGGTTCACGATGGTCTGCTGCTTGGCGCTGCCGGTCATGACGATGGTCTGCGGGTCTGCTGCCGGTGCGGCGATCTTCACGCCCACGAGGGCGTTGAGGTTTGCCTGGATCTTGGCTTCCTCCTCAAACTTGGCGTCGAGGGCCTCGACTTCTTTCATCTTGGCCTGTGCCTCTGCGGTCTTGCTTTCGTCCAGCAGCTTCTGGGCGTCGTCCATGAGCTGCTGGCGCTGGATGTTGTAAATTTCCTTTGTCATTTCAATTCTCCTTTGAGTTTTAAAAATTTCAGTTTTGCTTCTGCCTGCGCCCGTTCGGGCATAAAAAAATCAGGCTCTGCGGCCTGACCTTTTAAAAAGTTTTCCGCGCGCCGGAGCGCGTCTTCGCTGAGCATGCCGGAATAAAAATCCGCTGCCAGCGGCTTCTGGCCGGTATCCGGCTGCATCACGCGGTCGACGAGGCCGAGCTCGACGGCCCGATCCGCCGTGACCCACGTCTCGGCGTCCATCATGGCGGCGATCTCCGCCTCCGGCCTGCCGGTCTTGGTGACGTAGGCCGAGATAATGGCGTGGTTGGCGTCGCGCAGCGTCCCTGCGGTGTGCTCCATCTGGCGGTAATCGCCGCTGGCCTCGGTCTGGACGTTGTGGATCATCATCATGCCGGTCGGTGTCATTTCCGACTCGCCCGCCATAGCGATGATGGACGCGGCCGAGGCTGCGAGTCCTACAATGCGGATGTGGACGCCGCCCGCGTAATTGCGCAGGGCGGTGTAGATCTCGCTCGCGGCGAAGATCTCTCCGCCGCCGGAATTGATCTCGACCTCTGCCCGCTCACCGTTTCCGGATGCAAGCGCGTCGGCTACGGATTTAGGGCTCGTCGCCTCCATGCCGTACCACTGATAAAAGCGGTGCTGGTTGCTGGACACGATGGGCCCGCGAATGCTGATCTTCATGCGGTTTCATCTCCTTTCTGCGTGGCGTTCCGGTCGACCGGCTGCGTGTCCAGCCTGCGGATCGGCTTGTCGCCGCCGTCGACCGGCGCGAGGTTAAAGGCGCGACGCCATTCGTTCGGCGTCAGCGCGCCGCGGTCGACCATCTGCAGGAGGTTGAGCTTGGTCGAGGTCGACGCGAAGTCCCACGCGGACGCCTCAAAGACGATGCGGTTGCCGCAGCCACGCTCGCGGCGGGAGAAGAGCTTGCGGGTGTACTCGCCGCTCAGCTGCTTCAAAACCGGCTCGATCTCGGCGTCAAAATAGGCGTTCTGCTCATCCTCCGTCGCAATGGATGTGACGATGTGCGGGTTGGTATTGAACAGGGCATAGATGCGCTGCGTGGTCTTATCCATCTGGGCGGCGTTCGGGACGTAGTCCTTGGGGTCGATCTGCTTGGCCTCGGCCTTTGCGTCGACGGCCGCGACGCCCGTGCCGTTGGAAACATTGAGGAAGCTGTCAGCAAAGTCCTGCGCGCGCTTCTTGATATCCTCCGCGCGCATGGAGGATGCGAACATCAAAAGCCAGCGGATGACGGCGCTATTCCGGATGGCCTTGACGATGCCCTGATCCGTCGTCGTTACGATTTCCATGAGCGGCACGATGGCCGGGGCGATGGGGTCGCCGAAAATGTCGTTCTCGTAGAAATCCCCGCGCAGGTGGATGATGTCGTCATAGGCAAACGTCAGGACGTTGCCGTTCTGCATGTAAAATTTCAGGTACAGGTTGCCTCCCGCGTCGTAAACGGCGTCGGCCTGCATGGCCGCGACCGGGAAAATGGCGTTCGGCAGGCCGTTTTCATCCCGCAGAATGACCGCGAAGGCGTTGTTGTTGAGCACCAGCTGTGCGGCCAGCTTTTCCTGCAGCATCTGGCCGGTCATGTACTGGTTCGGTTCCTCGAGCAGGAACCGGATATACGGCTCCGGATTTACGGCGATCTTCCGCGTCTGGGCGGTGATGGTCTCCCGGATGTGCTTGGCCGTCAGCTTGCCGATTGCCTTGATCTTGGGTCGGATGCAGGCGCGGACGATATCGGACTGATACATTTTGCCGTTGTAGCTGTAAAAGCCATTTCCGCGCTCCTGCACCATCTGAACGGTCGAGACGCGCTTGGTCGTCGTGATATTCGTCAGGAGGTTTTTAAAAAATCCCATTGTCTCACTCCTAGAGCATACTGGTGTATTCCGCCTGCTTCTGGTCGTAGATCGTGTAGGCGTCGAGCAGGGCCGCCGTGCCGTCGATGCGGCGCGTGGACTTGCTCGTCTTGTGCGGCTGGATGTTGCCGTTTTTGTCCTCGTCGTAGGCGGTGTTTGCGAGGTTCCACTTGTCGATCGGGTGGTTATTGTAAATAATGCGCTTGGATTCGAGGTCGTTTCCGCAGCGCTTCATGGGCTCTGACAAGGTCTTCACGCCCTGATGCACGGCGATCATGGCCTCGGCCCCGAAATAGTCCGCCATGCTGTCCACCCAATAAGACGCAGACCACGCATCATACCCGATAAAGGGGATAAAAATATCGAGGTCTTCCTGAACCTCGATGAACCATGCTTTTACGTCCTCATAGCGGATCTTGTTGCCCTCGGACAGGCGGAGCAGCCCGCGCTCATGCCACTTGTCGTAGGGGATCTTGTCCTCCGTGACGCGCTTTTCCAAAAGGTCCTGCGGCAGCCAGTACATCTGCAGCACAAACAGGATCTCCGGCAGCTCCGGCACTTGGAACAGGACCTTCGCCGCCGTCAGGTCGGTGGTCTTGGACAGATCCGCGCCGCCGATGCCGTATCGCGGGTAGGAAAGCACGCGCTCCTGCGTCTTGCCGTCCGCCATGTAATGCTGCCAGATCAGGCGGCGGTTTTCCCTGTCGAGCTGGAAGGTGTCGCGGTTGTCGAGCTGCTCGAAGTTGAGCCAGGCTTCGCTGGAGGTCTCGCGGATGTTGAAATCCTTGCAGACGAGGTTCCGCACGAGCGCCGGGTTTTTCTCCGCCCGCTCGACCCGCTCTTTCAGCGCCGTGTAGCTCTTGATCGTCCCGAGGCCCGGATTTGCCTTTTTCCAGCAGTCCGGGTCCGTCCACTCGCTGCGCTTGTCGAGCTCGTAAATAAACGCGATCCGGCGCGGGTCGTGGTACCCGTCCGGATCTTCGTAGCCGTTGATGATGCGCTCGGCCTCTTCGTATTTTTCGTCGTAGATGTCTTCTCGAATGGTGCCGGCGGTGGAGGTGATAAATCGCAGCGGCTGCGCGCGGGCCTGATCGCCGTCGGCAACGATGTCGTACAGCGGTCTGCCGTTTTTCCACTGATGGAGCTCGTCCATCATGGCCCCATGGATATTCAGGCCGTCGAGCGTGTCGCTGTCAGAGGACAGCGGCTTGAATACGCCGTCGTTATAATCGCTGTCCACCTCGCCGACCAGACAGCGCGTCCGCTTGCGTAGCGCCGGCGATTTCTGCACCATGCGCTTTGCTTCCTGCCAGATGATCTTCGCCTGGTCCCGCTTTGTGGCTACCGCGTAGACTTCCGGGCCTGCTTCGCCGTCCGCCAGCTGCAAATACAGGCCGACGCCTGAGGCCAGCAGCGACTTGCCGTTTTTCTTGCCGACAATGAGGATTGCTTCGCGGTATTGCCGGTTTCCCTCGATGTCGATAAACCCGAAGACAGTCGCCAGCAGCGCTTTTTCCCATAGCTCCAGCCGGACGAGCTGGCCGCCCGCCTTGCCCTTGGAGTGGTGGCAGTAGTTTTCAAAAAATTCGAGGACGTGGTTGGCGCGGCGCGGCGAGTAGTAAAACTCGGAATCCGTGTTTTCCAGCTGCTCTACAACGTGCCGGTAGGTCTTCTGGACTTTCAGGCTGACGACCTCGCGGCCGCCCTGGATAGCCTGCCAGTATTCTAGGATGGGGTTGTAGGTCTCCGGGTAGCGCGTGAGTTTCATTCCTCGTCACGCTCCCGGACAAAGCTTGCAAAGCCGTCGTCCTCCTGCTTTGGCGCGGTGTCCGGCTTCGGCAGCAGCGCCGTCAGCTGCTTGATAATCTTCTGGTAATTTGCGTTCGTGGAGTTGTACGCCTGCCCGATTGGGCGCGCCCGCTCATACGGGTCGAGACGTTCGGACTGGCGAAAAAGCTCCGTCCAGCCGTTTTCCCGCAGGTCGTCCGCCATGTCCTCGCACTCGATGCGCATAAATGCCGCCTGATCGATGAGGCCTGCGACAGTCCCGGCCGCTTCCTTCGGCAGAAGCTTGTATATCCTCCGGAGTCTGGCCTTCTCGGCGCGGATACGCTGTTCCTTTGTCTTTTCCTGCCTGTTCGCCACAAAAACCGCCTCCTTTTCGCGTGTTTTTTGCCGTCTGTCCGCGCGTGCGCGTAGATTACTTATCGCCGCGCTTTTGTAGGGGGGCCTCGTGAACGGCCTGCGTATTCTTCCGAGGTAGGGCGTGCGGTGATCTAGCCGGCGCCCCGGCCTCGCGTGACGGGGGGGATCGGGTCTCCGGCGGCGTCGAAGAAAATTTTTTGCGTCAGAGATCTTGCGACGCCGTGACCGTCAAACTGATCATGGCAGTTCTTACAGACGAACTCGAGGTTGGAGTAGGACAGGCTGACGTCCGGGTCGGTGATGTTGTCCGGTGTCAGCGCCCGCTTGTGGTGGACGATGTAGCCCGGCTTGTCCCGGCACTCTTCGCACAGCCCGCCATCGATGGTCCGGCGGAACTTGATATACCCGGCGCGGCATTTCTTCCAGCGCCCGGACGCGTAAAAGCGTGCGGCCCATGGCTGCATCCTGTTCCCTCCAATTCTTCACGCTATCACTGTAGCACAGATTTTAGGCTCTGTTAGCTCAACTTTTGCGGTAGCCCATTGCCCGCGCTGCCTCGTAGACAAAGCGGCTGTACATCCGCTTGGCCGTGGATGTGCTCACGTGTACCTGTCTGGCAGCGGACTCCAGGCTCTCGCGCGGCCAGATCCATGTATGCAGGCGCACGATCTCCAGCACATCGCCGCCGTCCCGCCAGGTCTGCACGGTGTTGATGGCGGACTGGATCGCCGTGTAGTCCTCGTACTCCCGTGAGGACAGGACGCGCACCGCAATGTCCTCGACGGCGCGGCCGGAGGATTGCCCGCCTGGCTGCGAGGAATAGCCCGGCGTGATCTTCTGCCGGCTCATATCCCGAACCTGTCGGCTCAGTTTCGGGTATTCGCCGATGGTGCGGCATACATTTCCGTACCACCAGTATCTCGGTTTCGACACTTTCCCACTTCCTTCCTGCTTCGTTCTAAAACCTTACGCATATACAAGGCTTAATTTAAGCGGCTCCCGTTCCGCTTGTGCTCTGATCTTGGGTCGACTACATACTTATAATATTGATACCCGTACTTTGTCGTCCGTGCCTCGACGAGGATATAGCCGCGCGGGGCGACGGGCGGATGGTTTGGGCTGTACTCGCGCACGGCCTCGGTCGCAGGTTCCGGCTCTGGGCGGATACAATTTCGCGTCGCCTTGTACCGGTGGCCGCCAAATTCTTTTCTCCAGTGCGCATGCAGGTAACTGGCAAGTGCTGTGTAGTCCTGTCCGTGGTCGACCTTATTTCCCTGCTCGTCTATATAATAGTTGTGCTTTCGCAGGTGCCGAACCTCGATCACGCTGCCGAGCCCCCAAAGCCCGCCGATGGCTTCTTCCTGGATCCCCTCTGTTACCAGGTGCAAATGGAAACGATTGGTTGTTTTTCCTCTTCCGTAGAAAGCAACGATTTTGGCCTCCGGATAGTGATACTGCATGCGGCGCACAAGGTTGTCGCGCACTCTGCGCATTTCCTCTGCGGTATGTACCTCGTTTTCTGCATCCAATGTCAGGGTGGAATACAGGCTTGTGGGAGAGAAATTGGCGTTCATCAGCGCAACGAGCCGATCCAGCGATTGCTTGCTGTTGAATTCATCGCGCTCCGCCTGCGTCTGGAACCGCGGCTTTCGCGGCTTGCTGGTCTTTTTGTCCGCGCCATCGGACACGGTATAAACGATCTGCGTACATACCGCCCCTGCATACAGGCGGCGCTTGTGCCTCTTTGCCATCATCTGCACCTCTTTCTCCCGGGCGGACAGAGCCGTCCGCCCCTACAGGTCCATCTGCCCGCTCAAAGCGTGGCCGGAGATTCCGGCCATGCGTTCAACGATCATCCGGACATGTCGTGGCGCCGCGGGTACCATTTACTGCCGTCTGCAACAAGAACCCGAGCAACATCCACACTTTGTCTTTCACTTTGCCCATGCAGATAGCTTCGCCCATCATCTCGTCGTAGTTCTCGGCGCTCACGCAGCTCGAACTTTCAACGATTTCAAAGCCATTTCTAAGAACAGCCCTTACGATGGTCGTTTTTCCTCCGAGCTTTTTCACCTCATGGAATGCGATGAAATCATCAACCATCCTCTGGCTGATGCTCGGTTTCTCTGTTTTCAAGCATCCGTTCGCCAAAAGCGGCATGTACGCCTTTTCAAACACATCTGCTGGGCTAAAGCTCTCATACCCGTCCTCATACCGCACTCGGTATCCATTTTCTGTTTTCTCCGCCTCTACCATTTTTGTTCCGATGTACTTTTGCATTTTTGTGCTCCTTTCTGTGCCCATAGGCTTCGGGCCATCTGCCCGCTCAAAGCGTGGCCGGAAATTCCGGCCATGCGTTCAGCGGTCAGTTTCCTCGCGTATTTTCATTTCTGTGTATTCTGTTGGCGTTATCGGCGGAAAGCCGAACGCTGCCCTAATCTCGTTCGGGGTGTTCTTGCGCCAGACCTCCTCTTCTTGTTTGATGCTTTTCCAGGCTGCGGCGTCCAGTGTCTCGAGCACTACTTCTGCCTGACGTTTCAGGCTCCGCAGTTTGAAAAACACCAGCACGCCCAGTGCGATCCACTCCAGCGCAGCAGCAAACTCCAAAATCTCAATGATCATTTTCTTCTCCTTCCACTCCTTCCAATTCTCCTTTGCAGTATGTGCAGCGGCTCGGCAGGCTCTTTTTCAAACCGCCTTTTTTCCAGAGTTCGAAGCACTGTTTCTCCGGTCTGCCGCAGTATGGGCATCGGTAGACACGGAAGATATCATCCCAGCGCCAGACCATGCGGACTGCGTTTTTCTGTTTCAAGTCCCATCGCCTCCCTCATTGTTTCAACCAGCCTATTTTCTAGTTTGTCCTGGTCGATCTTCACTTCCATCGTTACGCCCTCCTGCTCTACCCACACGCCGTCCGTGCGCTTCGTAAATCCTGCTGGTGCAAAATTTCTGGCGTGTTCCAGTTCCGGCGTATGCCTGCACGTTGGATAGATGCATTTCTCGCAAGCCTTTCTGTCGCAAAGGAACAGGATATTCCGCTCTTTCGCCCGCGATACGCCGCTCGGCAGAAGAACGACTGGCTGCCCGATCTCCGCCGCAATCTGCTCCTGAAGCTTTTTCCGATCTCCGTCACGCAGTGCGACTGTGCATTCCAGCAAAATCATCCCTGTTCCGCCTCCAGTTCCTTGCGCTCCTGCATAAAGCCGTGCAGGAACAGCTCCAGCAGAGCGGCGGCGCGGTTGGTCAGATTTGTGAAATCCTTTTTGCTGATCTGCAGTTTGCCGGTCGTAACAACCTCAGTCTCCGGTCGACCAATAATCTGAATTGTCGGATTAGGCACCAGCGTCTTTGCACCGTCCGCCCCCACTTCGAAGAGCGGCGGCTTGGACTGCTCCATGACGATGCGCGGCGGGTATTGCTCGCCGCGGAAGCTGGTATCCCATTGCTGTTTTTCGTAGTATGCGACAAAATTGTCTAGGTCGTGCGCAAACGCGCCCATGATTTCTGCCATTTTGATACTCCCTTCAAATTGTGATGATCTCCCGCCTCGACTGGCGGGTAAATTTTCGTTCCGGGCAGAAGCGGCATTCGGTGCAGCTCCAGGCGCCGCGGTAGTTGTTGCGCGTCGGGCAGAGTGGGTTGTAACAGATCCCGGAGCCTGCCCGCTGCGGGCCGCGGCCGAATTTTTTCTTCTTCGGTTCGGCTTTTGGCTTTTTGGCTGGATTCTTCTTGGTGACGAGCGTGGCCGCGCGTTCTTTCCGGAAGCAGCCGCAGCTTTTTGCATGCCCGTTCCGGAGGTACCTTCCGTCCTTGCTGCAGATGATCCCGCATTTGCACCGGCAGATCCAGTGTGCCGTGTCTCCTTTTTTGCTGGTATCCCGCCCAATGACGTGCAAATATCCAAAGTCCATGCCCGTCAGGTCGACTACGTGCGACATTTCCATTCTCCTTTCGTCAGGGGCCGGTCTCCCGGCCCCTATGCAGGGCGGACTCACACCGCCTGCGCCTGCGCGTCCCCCTGTCGCCGCAGACGAGCTGCCCTTGTCTGCTCAGACAGCTTTCCATAAGGAGGTAACACGATGCCGCCGGGCGATCCCGACACCCGGCGTGGGGTAACGTTGATGGTTCCCATCCGCGCGCACGTTCCACACGCGCTTTTTATCCCCGGCCCGCGGGCTTGAGGTGTCGCGGGCCGGGTGCAAAGCCAGGGTGATCCTCCCGCAGCCGTCTCATGGCGGAGCGGCCGCGGCATAAGTCCGAAAAAATATGGTTCCCCGGCTGATTGCTGACATCAATCCTCGGGCTGGCTGATATCCTTGTGCCGCAGCCCGTCGGCGTTCTCGGTCAGCGGCAGCGCCTGCCGCCGCGCGTGCTCCTCCGGGTTCCAGCCGCACCGCGCGCAAAGATCCGGCGCGAGCTTTGCATACGGACAGGCATTGCCCTGCTTCGGCAGCCCGCATGCCTCGCGCGGGCTGCTCTCGTTTTTTTCTGGCATGTCAGACCTCCTGGATCTCGATCCCGAATTTGGACCGCATGAATTTGCGGTTGCGCAGATACTCCTTTGTCCGCGTCGGCTTGGACTTCACATCTTCGACGACGAGCTTGCCGCCGAATTTGTACGAAAAGTCCGCCGTGTACCGCACTGCGCGGATGCGCTTGCCAGCCTCGGTGATGTAGCTTTCCTGCAAGGTGAACTGCGGCTGCAGGCGCAGATCGGAGATAATGCCAGCCCGGAGCATCACCATCAGCTCGTCATACCGCCGCGCCTCCTTCTGGCTGTCGAACCGACCCACGGTCCGCTCCGCCCGCACGTTGTGGTACTTCGTATTCCCCCGGCTCCCCTTGCGAAGGGGAGTTGGCGCCGCAGCGCCTGAGAGGTCGATCTGCTGCCTGGCATACATCTCCCTCATCCTCGGCGGCATGTCCGCCATCGATTCAAACCGCAGCCCGCTCATTCGGCTGCACCGTCCATCTTCGCCCCGCAGTTGGGGCAGTAGTTGAAATCCTCATCGCACCCGTCCCAAGAAACATAACAACGGCAAATGCTGCATTCTGCGTTATGATTTCCGCAGGTAAAATCTTCTGCACCATCAATCCACCGTCCATGCACCACCTCCGCAACGTCGGCGGCGGGCAAGTCCTTAATAATCTGCAACTGCATTGGAGCGTAGCACATTCCAGGTGCAAATAGTGCTTTCACCGCCGCTTTGCGGCTGATGTATTCATCAGGCATGGTCGTCATCTCCAAAGTGCTCGTCGTATTCTTCCGGCGTGATGAACTGAATATCGTCGCCGGTATAGCCTACTACGTCAAGGCACATCAGCTCTATCAGCGTATCTTTATTGATACGCTTGCACAGATCTTCATACGGGATCGTGTTTTTTGACTCGAAGCTCATCTGCGCTCCGAACTCTCCTCGGACGGTAAAGCACACACGGTTTTCAACCATCCTTCTTGCCCTCCCTTTCGTCCAGCTCCTTTTCGGCCTCCTCGCGGGTGAGAAATACGGTCTTGCCAAATCCGTTTAGCACTACGCCATACTCCCGCCCTCTGGCGCCTATTGGCTCAAGGCCAATAAAGCCGGTTTTTTTGCCCATACTAATCCGCTTGACCTCGCACTCGCTTATATGCTTATCTATGTCCATCAAGGCGAACACCCGCTGGCCCACCTTGCACGGCAGCACGACCACGCGCCCGTCCTTGTCGGCCTCGGCCAGCTCGCGGAGGCGTGCAAACCCGCCGCACAACTCGGCAATGTCCTCGTAGATTTTTAATTGGTGGTAGATCTCCATCGCGTGCTCTTGCACCGCGAGTACGTCAATGATGCTCCTGCGCGTCGTGTGCTCATCTACCCGCACATCAGGTATCGTCAGCCGTCCCATAGTTCTTCCTCCACATACCGCCAGCTCTGCGGCGGGCGGGTGATGGGCCCGGGCGCAAGTCCGGATTTTGTCTGCCGCAGGCCGGTAAACTCCCACAGATCGCGCGGGTGATCGTAAATTCTGAGGTTGGAAATGTGCCATCCGTAGCCGACGCCGCCGTCCAGATACTTCTCCAGTTCGTCTTTTGTCAGGCAGGCATCCGCAAGAAGCGTATCAAGTGGTGTGCAGTACATGTTCCAATCGCAGATGCAATATTTCGGCGCTTCACAGCTTGTGCCTACTCTGACGATCCTTTCAAAAATGTGGTCGCATACAAACTCGCCGATGACGCCGCCCTGAACCGAACGGTAAATGTAGCACTTAAACGGCGGGTTCATCTTCGGTCGCGTCTTGCGCACCTCGATCGTCTTCTGCCCTTTGATGATCTTCTCGCACCACTCCGGGCGAATGCTGATTAAAACAGCTTTACTCATGCTTGTCTCCTTCCTCCGGCGCTTCCGGCGCAGACGGGAACTGCATCCATGCAATAAGCTCCTCCCGTTCGGGCCACCTGTTCGCCTTGCAAAAACCGATTTCGTGCCCAAAATTCTTTGCTGTTTCCACGGAGTATAAATCTTGCTCTACGGAAACCCTCATTGTTTTTTTATCTCGGATTGCCACATGATACCATGCCTGCTTTTCTGGCGGCCGCTCCGTCACCAGAATCCACCTCTGTTTCTCCCGCAGCGCCGCGTTCTCGGCGGTCAGGCGTTCGAGTAAAGCAAGCACCTCTTTGTGCATTTCTTCTCTGCAATCCAGCCCGGCAGGAAATGCCGGACACTTGGCGCTGCAGCTATAGTCTGCGCAGCACCGCAGCGCCTGCACGATTTCCTTGTCTGTCATATATCCTCCATTCCTTCAAGAACCATTTGTCCCGGCAGTACGCCGTCCTCCAGGCTCCAATGCAGGACGTCTTCGCCCGTCTGCCAGTCGCAGGGCAGCCCCCGCGTCTGCCGTTCTGCAAGCATCCTGTCAAACGCCCGGACATACGCCGCTTTGATCTTTGGGTAACGCGCGAACTGCACCTTCCGGTGCTTGCCTGCCATCGGGCAGCCGATACAACCCACGCGTTCAAAACCGCAGGCGTAAAGCGGATTCATCGAGATCTTTTCTGCCGTGCAGTAATCCCAGATGTCAGCATCCTGCCAGTCAATGATCGGGTTGACTGTCCGGGTCCCCTTTAGCTGGCAGTTTTCCATCAGCATGCGGCTTTCGTCGTTGTCATTCATCAGCGTCAGCCGCTTTTCCTTATTCTTATGAAGCGCTTCCATAACGCCGCGGGATTTTCGCTTTTGCGACTCGGCCCAGCGAACGCCGGTCGCGATCCACCGCCCACGCCCGCTGGTCTCTTTGAGCGCCGCGCAGCAGTAGCGCTTCAGGCGTGTCGGCGGAATGAGCTTACGCGGGATCAGGTTCCACATCGTCACGTTCCCGCCGTCCGGCGTCCGGTGCGTATCGATGTCGCATT